GGGGATTGAGGGCTTGATCCGCAGGGAAGGTTCTGCTGGTACAACGGTGCTAGTCAACAGCGCAACAACTGTCCTAGACAACACACCATCGTGGGGCATGGCTCTGAGTGCTGACACTACAAACGGTGGCTTGGCAATCACAGTCACAGGTGCAGCATCAACTAACATTCGCTGGGTCGCTACGATCCACACATCTGAAGTAACCTACGCCTGATAGGAGAAACCAATGGCTATTCAAAACAACATCGCAGAAGGGGCAAGCCAATATGGTATCGCCTTTAATAATGCATACTACCGTATCGTAACGGCAAGTATCTCACGTCAACGTGGCACTGATCCTAAGTTTTCTGTAATGATTGACTTGTCTGCTTATGCAACAAGCACACCTACAGACGACACCCGTGAGGTGGACTTCAAGCGTTACCACGCAAACCTAGATGACATCAACGCATCATCAGGAGATGCTTTCCTAGACAAATGCTATTCTTGGGTAATGGCTCAGGACGACATGGCGGGATCAACTGCCGTTTAAGGAGTAACTTATGGGCATTGTAATTGACTACACCAGCGACTTCTTTCAGCCCTCCCCATCAGCGGAGAAGGTTGGAACTATTACGACTGGCAGCATTGATCTAGGCAGCGGAAATGTGTTTAGCGATGCCCCTTCTGCCAATGTAACTTATACCTTTAGCAGCCCACCCGCGACTGGCAATGCCTATGGGTTTACGTTGAAAGTAACGCCATCAGCAACTGTAACTATTACTTGGCCTACGTCTGTTGACTGGGCGGGCGGCACGGCTCCTACGGCACCTGCAAGCGGTGAGACTGATGTGTTTACCTTCTACACCCAAGACGGTGGTACGACTTATTATGGTTTCCAAGCTGGGGATGCAATGGCATGAGTATCGCACGGCTGATGCAGCAAGCGGCGGCTGGTGTGCCGAGCGGAGTGGTCTGGACCGACCCTGACTTGGCTAATGCGTCGTATGATGGGGTGTCAGTCAACCAAGAGGCTGGGTCTGAGCTTACGTCTACTGTAACGATATTTAGATTTAAGCCAGACGGACTGCGTTGCTACATTGGGGACATTGGAAGCGACAGCATACACCAATACGATCTTTCAACCGCATGGGACTTGTCAACATCAAGCCTTGATACTAGCTTTTCAGTATCATCTCAAGAAACTCAACCTCGTGATATAGCCTTCAGTAATGATGGGACTACCATGTTCATGCTTGGCTCTGGTGTTGAAGCCATGTTTGAGTATTCACTTTCAACGGCTTGGGATGTTGGAAGCGCCACTTATACTGGCGTATCTTTTTCCAGTTGGCCGACAGTTTCTGAGGAACCTACTTCGGTTGCATTTAACGACGACGGGTCGAAGTGCTATGTGGCGGATTATGGCGTGGATGAAGTTTGGCAATATAGCCTTTCAACAGCGTATGACTTATCAACTATTTCTTATGATAGTAAAAAAATAACCAGCCTTACAACTTACGGCCCACAGGTTAGCGGTATTTTCTTTAGCCCGACCGGAGATAAATTATTCGTTTCCTTTGTGGAGGTAAGCGGAGGCACTACTGGTGGCGTTTTCCAGTTCAACCTTTCTACTAATTTTGACATTTCAACCGCATCTTATTCAGGCTTGTCCTTTGTATTAAATGAGGATTGCTCGGCAGGTCTTGAGTTTAAGTCTGATGGGTCGAAGGCATATAATGCTCTTTATACCGGCGGTTCCGGCGCAACATACCAATACTCAACCGACTAAGGGGGCATCATGCTGCTAGTCAAAACATCAAACGGACAGGTAGAGCAATTCCCATACACGATTGGACAATTTCTCCGTGATAATCCTCAAACGTCGTTCCCTAAGGATATTCCTGTAGAAATACTGAATAGCTATTCAGTGTATCCTGTAGCAGAATTAACTAAGCCTGACTACGATCCACTGGTGCAGAGCATATTGCGTGATGCTATGCCAGAGCTAGAAGCTAATAGTAATGAGTGGCAAGTAGGTTACACTGTAGAAAGCAAACCGCAGGACGAAGCTGAACGTAATGTCCGCAGAAAGCGTGACCAACTGTTAGCTGAAACAGATTGGATGGCTTTGTCAGACGTAACCATGCCGGCAGAAATGCAGTCGTATCGTCAGGCACTTCGTGATATAACGGGGCAGGCGGGCTTCCCGTATGCCGTGACTTGGCCCACTAAACCGTAGGAGTAGCACATGCTTGGCTTCAGCCCCTTAGCATCAGCCGCCCTAGCAGATGATGGGGTTGTAGCAGAACAGGCTTTTGGTCTTGATGCTATTACAACGGGTGCGCCTGTTGTTGACAGTTCAAGCATTACTCAGGTTCATTCTCTTTCTGCTGTTCCAATTACAACGGGTGCGCCTGTTGTTGATATTCCCACTGTAGCAGAAAATGATGAATTAACTTCTACAGATATTACAACTGGCAATCCTACGGTTGATAACTCTAGCATTACTCAGGTACATAGTCTAACTTCTGTTGCTATTACAACGGCTGCACCTATTGTTGATAGCTCAAGTATTACTCAGGTACATAGTCTTACAGCTACTTCAATTACTAATGCAGCGCCTATTGTTGACACTCCAACTTTAGCGGAAAGTAATGAGCTAACCAGTACTTCTATTACAACTGGTGCTCCTATTATTGATAGCTCTACGCTTACAGAAGATCATGTATTAACAGCTATTTCAATTACAACGGGTGTTCCTACTGTTGATACACCTTCTATTGGTCAGGTAATTAATTTAACTGCAAATCAAATTACAACGGGCGCTCCTGTAATAGATAGCCCTGATTACTTTATTCAATTAACAGCAGATGAAATTATAACTGGGAATCCTTTAGTTGATCAGCCCACTATTACTCAAGATCATAGTTTAAGTGGCGAGCAAATTACAACTGCTGCACCTACCGTTGATGAAACAGATTACTTTATTCAATTAACAGCAGATCAAATTACTACTGGCGCAGTACAGATTGATGCTTCTACGGCCACTGAAAACAATGTTCTTACTGGTATATCAATTACAACTGGCGCTCCACAGATCGATCAAGCCACTCCTCTTGGCACTGCACCTTTAATAAGTCCTGAGATTGATGGTGCCAATGATTTGATTATGACGACTGAAATTAATGATATTAATATTTCTATTAACGCTAATGATGTAATTATTAATACCGAAATATTTCTTGCTAGAGTTGCTTAACATAAGGTAAGGAGAAAACATGACCTTCTACATTAAACAAAACGACACCAAGCCAATAATCAGCGCCACTTTAATTAATGGCGATGGTTCTGTTGCCAATCTTACTGGTGCAAGTGTTGCTTTTAAAATGAGAAAGTTTGGTGAAACAGCTTCAACTGTTGATTCCGCAGCAACAATTGCATCGGCAACAAACGGAGAAGTTACATACTCCTGGATTGCTTCTAACACTGCAACTGTTGGAAGTTATGAAGGAGAGTTTCAGGTTACTTATGCAGATGGTGGAATCCAAACCTTTCCAAATAGCAGGTACATAGAAATAGAAATAGTGGATGACATAGCATGAGCAAGCAAACCTTAGCATCTGCCCATGAGCGGATTGATAGTATTGAGCCAAGAATAATCAAGTTGGAAGCTGAGTTATCTACGCTTCAACGCAGTGTTCAACGTGTAGAGAATATCTTAATTGGCACAGCCGCATCTGTAATTGGTTTGCTGATTACGGTACTAATGAGAATGTAATGACATGCGTTCTGGTCGCAGTATTATGGGGCCAGAGTTTTTCTTTCGGATTATATAAAGTTTGTGCATATGATTGTGGTCAAGAAAGACCCGGCCATGTTTGGTATGACAGAGCATATATAGCGCATCCTAATTACAACTGCCCAGCGAGGTTCTATGCAACATGATAGACCCAGTGACCGCAATAGCAGGGGCAACAGCAGCATTTAATTTTTTAAAGAAGGGCGTTCAAGTTGGACGCGATCTTCAAGACATGGGCAAGCAGCTACAAGATTGGGCTGGCTGCATGGCTGAGTTAGATCAGGCTGAGAAGATGGCAGAGAGGCCACCTTGGTATAAGGCTCTTGGCTCTGGCACTCAGGCTCAGGCGATGGAGGTTTTCTTAGCAAGAAAGAAAGCGCAACAAATGCGTGATGAATTGCGAGAGATCATTAGTCACCCTGCTATTCTTGGCCCATCTCATTGGCAAGAGTTTCTTAGAATAGAAGCTGAGATTAGAAAGCAAAAGCGAGAGCATGAGTTTCGTCGCATGGAAATCAAGCAAGCTATTATTGAGTGGGCTGCTGGGATTCTTTTGTTTATTGTTTTGTTTGGTGGTCTTGTTGGGTTTGTATGGTTGGCTAATGCTTGATCCTGTTGGTAATCTTCCTTTTGCTGTAGAGCTACAGAGAAGCCGTGAGAGCATCGAAAACCATCAGGCGCAGCAACAGGTGCAAGCAGATCATAACCGTGCTCACAAGCTCTCTAAGGCGCTTGAGCGACAACAACTTGATTTAATGCTGAGTTATGATAAGTTTGGCGCGTCTAACTCTGGGCTAAAACCACAGGGTAGCATCATAGATATGGAGGTCTGAATGACTATAGCTATGGAACGTATTCTCGAATGGAAGATAATGCCAAGGGTCATGATGGCTGTTATGACTTTGATGTATATTCGCGTTATTGAATGGGGTATGTCTTTGGATGATTTGTCTACGCAACAATCTGCAATGATCAGTGTGGTATCAGGTGCAATGACAGGCGCATTTGCTGTCTGGCTTGGAAGTGAGCGCAAATGATTACGCTTCTTGGCAGCTTGCTTGGCTTTACCACATCCTTTTTGCCAGAGGTATTGGGATACTTCAAAGCAAACCAAGCGCACAAGCATGAGCTAGAAAGAGCGCAGCTTGAAATGGACCTTATGTCTAAACGTGCTGAATTAAAGTTAAGCATCATGGACAAAGAGGCAGACATCAAGGAAACAGAGGGGCTATACCGACATGATAGCATTGATGCGGGAGGCTTTATCAACGCACTACGCGGAAGTGTGCGTCCTGTTATCACTTATTGTTTTTTTGCTCTTTTCGTTGCCATTAAAGTGACTGCTTTGCTAGCGCTATTAGATACGGGCCATGAGATAGGACGTGCTTTGTCTTTAATCTGGGATGATGCAACGGCTGGTTTGTTTGCTGCGATTATGTCATTCTGGTTTGGTAATAGAGCAGTAAGCAAATATATGAAAGCGAAACCATGAGTTATAAACTAGGAAAGCGTAGCTTAGAAAAGCTGGAAGGTGTAGACGAGCGGATGGCGGCTGTTGTTCGCTATGCTATTTCTGTGACCAAGCAAGACTTCTCTGTGATCTGTGGGCTGAGAACCATCGAAGAGCAACGTGCATTGGTTGCCAAGGGCGCTAGTCAAACCATGAAAAGCAAACATCTTGACGGATTGGCTGTTGATCTAATGGCATATGTAGATGGTGGGCGCTGGGAATTAAATCTGTATGACGAGATTGCCGATGCAATGGCTGAAGGTGCAAGGGCTGTTGATGTGCCTGTGCGGTGGGGTGCTGCTTGGAATGTTCCTGATATTCGTGTGTGGAAAGGCACAACGCATACTTTCCAACCAAAGAATACGCAAGCCGAAATCACAATGGAATACAATGGCACAATGGAAGCCGCCATGAATTATTATGTTGACATTCGGCGTGATCAAGAGCGGAGACCTTTTATCGACGCCCCGCACTTCGAGCTAATGATTTAACTTGCACTTAGATGTGCAGGTGGTATTAAGATTCTTGGGGGTGTCGGTCCCGACTGGCATCCTCACGATACTTTCTTACAGTGCTATCGCTAAGACCTAAGAAGATAGCGGTTGATGTTACGCACCAGCCCTTGCTTTGAAAGTATTTAATGTCTTCTATTTCTTCTTTGCTCAGACTGCTGTTGCGCCAGCCTTCGCCTTGTGTGGGCGCGGCTGTCGCCTTTGGCTTTGGCTCTATGAATTTGCTGTCTGGTTTGCCACCCCACTTTTCTCTGTATCTTTTATTTACTTGCTTTGCATCAGCAAGCATTGCTTGAATCATTTGCTCTTCGTTCATTAGAATCCCCAATCTATTTTGATATGAACATGGACGTCAATACGTTGAGCGCCCAAGTTTTGTTCTTGGTGCGAGTTGAACTCAGCCATATCGTCAACATCAACATCCAAAGCCTTTGCTATAATCTCAAGCGTATTTGCATTTGGATATTTTATTGAACCAGTAGCATAACGATTAATATTTGCGCGAGGAATGCCTGTTTTTTCGGACAGCCAAGTTTGCGTTTTGCCACGCTTTTCCAATAATTTTTTAATGCCAGAATAATTCTTTGCTTTTTTCCCTGTCTCTTTTGGTAATTCACCAAAGAAACTTTCGTAAGGCAGACCTAAGTAATCAGCAATGTCTTTGATTGCTGTTGCAGGTGGCTCTTTTACTACGCCCCTTTCGTACTTAGAATAAAGAGATTGATGTAAGTTTATGGCATCACATATTTCTGTTTGAATTATGCCTCTTTGTTCTCGGACTTTCTTTAAGATTTTGCCGTTGAATTGCATTTCGTGTCTCCAAAAAAAAGGACGCAGCCGAAGCTGCGCCAGTCAGGGAGGAGTCGTATGCTATGAGGCGAACATACAGGGCAATATCCTCCCAGAGAACATTCACAGTTTAGAATGGAATGTCATCGTTTGGCAAGCCACTGGATGCTTGCGGTTGACCTTTTGCTGAAACAGATAGCGACATGTATGGTTTGCCATCTTTGCTTCTGCGCCAGCCAGCGACTTTTAGATTTTCATCTATCGGTCCAGAGTAATCTGGCGCTTTGTCGTTGTTGGTTTTGTCATTCTCAAACATGATTGC